GCAAGTTCCCAAGTGAGAACGTGGTTGTGGTGCCTGCTGGCACAGTCACGGACTTGGCCAGTGTTCCGCGCTTGCTGTGGGTGATCCTCCCGCCGCACGGACGCTGGGCCAAAGCCGCTATCATTCACGACTACCTATATGCCAACGGCATCGGTACGAAAGAGTTTGCTGACAAGACTTTCTTGGAGGCAATGGAGATTCTTGGTGTGCCCAAAACAAAGCGCACCTTGATGTACTGGGCTGTTCGGCTGTTCGGTCGTGGCTCTTACCAACAAAAGGGGAAATCATGAAATTCATTGCAACCATTCTTTGCGCCCTGTTCTTGACCGGCTGCGCAACCAACGAATACGCCGCATACGCCGACGCCCACAAAGCCCAAGCAGCAGCGCAAACCGCCCGCTACCAGGCGCTGGCCGACATCGCCAAGATGGGCGACACCACGGCCAAGGTCGCGGCGGTCATGTCTTTGCAGATGAGCAGCGCCCAGCAGAAAGCGCAGATTGCAACACCCAAGTCTTGGGCTGACTACGCCATGCAGTGGACTGGCTTGTTGCTGCCGACCTTTGGTCAGGTGTACAGCGTCAACAAGCAAACCACGCTGGGCATGCGCCAGTCCGACAATGCCACGGCTTTGGGCATCAGCACCAACGCAGCGTTCGTGGGCATCGCCTCAAAAATTCAAGCGCCAGCAGCCAACGTGACACTGAGTGGTACAGGCGTGATCGGCGCAGGCACTTACTCGATTGGAGCAAACAGTGGGTCAAACTCTGGCAACAGTGGTCGCCTTGCTGGTGGCGCTATTACTGACAATACGGCTACTCCAACTGTTGTGAACCAGCCCACGCCAGTCGTGGTGCGCCCCGAAGTCGTCCAGCAAGTTGCCGCACCATGAGCCTCAGCCCCGAAGACCTCAAAGCCATCATGGCCGCCATGCAGCCCCCACCGGCCGCGCCACCTGCTGGCGCGATCACCGCCAATGGCATCGTCAAATACCAGACCATCATCATTTTTTGCATCATGAGTGCCATTGGTGTTGGTGGCTGGCTGGTGGCCAACAGCGTGAGCGGCGCTACCAAGATGACCAACATCGAGCGCGATCTTGTGGAGCTCAGGGCAACCCGAGATTCCATCACACAGGTCAAGGGCGATCAGCTCAAAACTAGCTCCGAAGTTGCCGAGTTGCGTATGACCGTCAAAAGCATCCAGACGGGTCAGGAAGACTTGGCCAAAAAGATGGAAAGCGTGAGCGGTGATGTGCGAGCCGTAGGGCAACAGGTAGCCGCCATTTCCCAATCGCTTCGAGGCCGTTAATGATCCGAATTGCCTTTGCTTTGTCAATCGCTTTCGCCAGTCACGCACACTCTGCCGACTGGCTTTGCACGACTTCGCAAACCGCCCGCGTGGCCATTGCACAAGCCGACCTGCCCGATGGGGCCACCGCCAGCGGCGCAGCCGTGGGCACCAAGCGCCGCCCGGGTATTCGACGGGTGGACCGCACCGACTTGATCCAGGCGTATTCCGGTCAACCGGTTTTGATGGGCCACACATGGCTTTTGGCCGTCATGTTGCCAGCGAGCCACCCCGACACCCGCGCAGCCTTTGCGCAGTTGGGCCTGAGTCCCGAAGCCGCCGAGCGCATGGCTTCTGGAACCGGCTTGGTTGACCGGGGCATCAGAGTGGTGCAGACCCACGATCAGATGATCCAAAAGGTTGCCGTCAATCCCCCTGCCGTGGGCTATTCGAGCATTTTCTTTGGGGCGCGCGATGTTGCAAGCTGTTTTTAAGTCGATGGCGCTGCGTTTTCTGGGCATTGCGGCCGTGGGCGTGATCATGGCCCTGGCCCTGGGCCTGAGCGCCGTGGCCCGCGCCGACACCACCACCAATCTGACAGTGGGGGCCGACTATTGGGGCTCACCGGGTGAGCCTGCGCGCTACTTGCCCGGGTACGCATCCCCCCGCTTCAAGCCTCTCACGCCTTGGGTGCGCGGGCAGATTCAGCACCGCACCGACACCGACTTGGGGCCGATCACTCTGACGGCGACAGGCCGCACAGACCCGGAGCACCAAGGCCGCATAGACAGGCTTGATGCCGATTTGCGCATAGGGCGTGGCGGCGTGCGTGTTGGCATCCTCCCTTACCGCTTGACGTGGTGCCGCGCAGACGGTGGGCCGTGGATGTCTGAGCCCGATGCCTTTTGCCGGTTCGCCGGGCTCAACGAAGTGACTGAGGGCGCGTTTGGCCTGCAGGTCTACCGGTCCGCGCTGGCCGGTGGCTTTTTGATCGACGGCATGGTGGGCATCTACCGCCCCCTGATTGACGGGCAAAACGACCGGCTTGGCCCCTATGTCTCAGTGGGTCCGACAGTCAAGCACCAAGCCCATGGTGCAAGTGCCAACGCCATGCACTTGGCCACGGGCATCGAAGCCCGCGCCGGTTGGTTGCGCACCGCGCAAGACCAAGACCCTGAAGCAGGCAGCTACCAGCGCCGATTGCGGTACGACAGCTACTACTTGGCCGTGCAGGGCAACGTCACCCAGCGCTTGGATGTACGCGCCAGCCTGAGCGGGTATTTGGGCCATCAAGTTAACCCCGCGCTGCCATACGAATGGGACGGCAAAAGCACAACGATTGAGCTGATCTACAAGCCCGACAGCACGCAAAGCTTGGCGGCGGGCCTGAGCCGCTACACCAATGTCACGACCTACGCCGTCGCCCCAAATGGCCAACGCCTGCAGGTAGACAGCCTCAGTCTTGCATGGCGCAAAGACTGGGCGGGCAGCATCTACACCGTACTGCAAGCCACCCGCAGCCACGACGACAGCACCACCCGCGCAGGCATCAACACCCTGCGCACCGGCAACGCTTTGGGCCTGCGTGTGGCCCGTGTTTTTTAACTGGAGACCCCCATGGACATCAACTTCAAAAAAATCATCCAAGCCGCAGCCCCCATGCTGGGCGCAGCCATTGGCGGCAATGGTGTAACCACAACGACAACCACCACACCCGCCACGGTGCCATGAAAGACTGGGCCGTAGATTCATTGCAGCGGCCCTTCTTGTTGGGCTTGTGGTCTGGTGCGTCCGTGTTTTTATTGAGGTGGTTTTATGAACTGGAGTGATGCACTTAAAGCGGTCATCCCCATTGTGGTTATGTCATTGGCATGGCTGCTGGGGCAGGTCAATTCTTTTTCTGAGCGGCTGACCAAGATTGAAGGTCAGATGCCTGCGCTGATCACCAAGGAAGGCGTGCCCACGGACAGCCCAATCTCTGCCGAGCGCCGCGCCATGGCGAAAGAGCAGTTGATGTCACATATCAACGAGTTGCAAGTCAAAGTCAGGCTCCTCGAAGAGCGTGAAAAACTAGGGAAGAAATAATGGCACAGTTTGAACCTGCTTTTGAGCTCATGATGATCGACGAGGGCGGCTACGTCCTCCACGATGTTCCCGGCGACACCGGGGGCATGACCTACGCTGGCATTGCTCGGAACAAAAACCCGCAGTGGCCCGGATGGGCGCTGGTGGACAAGAAAGAGCTTGGCGGGGCTTTGACGCCTATGGTGCGTGAGTTCTATCGTGCGGAGTTTTGGGACAAGATGCGCGGCAACGAGATCAACAATCAAGACGTAGCCAACACCATCTTCAACTTTGGTGTAAACGCTGGCATGGGCATGGCCGTGAAGCTGGCGCAGCTTGTGGTCGGTGCAACCCCTGACGGCGGTATCGGTGCCAAGACGGTAGAGCGCTTAAACCTGATACCCGATGGTCAACGGTTCAAGGAGCAGTACGCCTTAGCCAAGATCGCCCGGTACGTTGAGATTTGCAACAAGAACCCAGTTCAGGTTAAGTTCTTAAAGGGCTGGTTGAACCGCACACTGAAGGGACTGAAATGAACTTACTTGGCGTTGGATCAATTATTGAAGCGGTTGGCAAAGTTGCCGACGACCTGATCACCACCGACAAAGAGCGCCTGCAAATGGCCCTCGAAGACCGCAAGCTCGACATCGAAACCGCCAAAGTGGCCCAAGCGGGCGACCTGGCACAGATCGAGGTCAACAAGGTTGAGGCGGCAAGCTCAAGCATCTTCGTGGCAGGCTGGCGGCCCGCCATCGGCTGGGTCGGCGTGGCGGCCATGGTCTATCAGTTCCTTGCCTACCCGCTGCTGCAGTGGGGCTGGGCGTGGGGGCAGGGCGCAGGCCTTGTGCCCACCGACCTGCAGCCACCCCCAGCTGTGGATGCTGAACAGCTGTGGGTCATCCTGACCGGCATTCTGGGCATCGCAGGCATGCGCAGCATCGAAAAGACCAAAGGCGTGGCCGCCAAGTAACCCGACGGTTTGCCGCCTTGCCGATGACCATGAATTGCAGCGATAATCCAACCACCAGGCGCTCGCTGCATCAGCGGCTCATACCAACGGAGAGTTTATGAGCTACACGATGACTTACAACAGCCTGCTTGAGGACGTTCGACGTTACCTTGAGCGAGGCTTCACAGCCGAGAGCGATCAAATCGTCTACGAGCAACTGCCTCGTCTGATCACGCTTGGCGAGCGGCGCATTTCCCGAGAGTTGAAGATTCAAGGCTTCATCCGGGCGGTTCAGACGCCCCTGCAAATTGGCGTTGCCACCTACCGCAAGCCCGACCGCTGGCGCGACACCATCAGCATGACGCTTGACGGGCAGCCCATTTTTGCCCGGTCGTATGAGTATTGCCGCAGCTACTGGCCCAATGAGGCCGTGACGGCTGTGCCGCC